TGTATAAGCTCCATTAGAAATAACAAAACCATGTACTCTTCCATCTTTAGATAGTTCTAACCAAGATCCAACTTGTGCTACTCTCTTTTGTAACATCATAAACTCTGCAATAAGAGTGGCTTCTGGTATTCCCTTAACTTTTTCTAACGTATTTTCATCTACAATCGGTTGTCCAGTAGGTGTAAACTTTTTAGGCTTCCAACCAAAATCAATAAGATATTCACCAATTTGTTTACGACTAGCTAAATTAAACTCTACCCATTTTTTACGCATAAAAGGTTCAAAGTTATTCTTTTTACATTGAGCAAGTTCTTCGCTAGTTAATTTAGGAACTTTAGATAAAGCACCATTCTTATTAAACTTTGGAATAATTAATCTATCATCTACCCATTTAGGCTTAAATGTTTCGTGTACTTCTTTTTCAATAACTGCCATCTTAGAGTTTAGTTTAGCTGAAAGCATAGTAGCTTTCCTTTCATCAAGCATAAATCCAGTAACTTCTTGCTCCTTAATTATTTTAGCTACTTCGTGTTCTAAATCTATAGATTCCTGACTAAATTCTTCTGAGTCTTTTAATAATTTATAATATATCTCTGCATTTAATTCTACATCTTGAATACAATATCTTCCCATTTCTTCAGTGTATTCTTCCCAACTATCGGGTTGTTTTGCTTTTCTTTTTTCAGCAGTATTAGGATAAAGAAGATAACCCCAATTATTTAAACTATGTCCTCCTGTAAGTGCAGGATTAACTAGTCGAGATACTACCAGTGTATCTTCAATATGGTTTGTTAAGGTAACATCAAAATGTTTTTTAAGTATAGGAATATCAAAGCCTATAATATTATGTCCTATTAAAACATCTGCACTGACTAAAAGATCTACACCCTTCTGTAATTCATCGGGGGGAAATAAAAAAGTTTCACCCTGTAATACTTTGGCTACAATACAATGTATTTTATTACCTTCTAATCCATCTGTCTCTATATCAAATACTATCTTTTTAAAACGATAAGGAGCTATCTTGTTCGGGAGAGAGATCAAGGTCTGTTTCATAAAGTCTTCCTGTATTTGAATTATATTTTAAACTACAAGCTAATCCTGTATCTCCTGTATATCTAGATTTTAAAACTCTTACTTTAGTTGTATTCGCTTCTTCTAAATCTTCTGCTTGTTGATTTCTTTCTAATGCTATTACACAATCAGATAATTGAGAAATTCCTTGTGAACCTTTTAGGTGAG